ATTCCTGACTTGCCGGCAAATATGTATATCGACGAGAACAACGCATTGCATGTAAATATCAACGCACCATTCACTATTTCTCTCTTGGATAGTCCCATCGTTTTGTTTAAACTGGGTAAACAATCCTTTCCACTGCAAGTGCAGTTCAAAAGGACACAGACTTGTTATCTTCATAATCAGGGGATCTCTGTAATAGATGAAAAAAATATGTATAATATATTCCCTAAAGGCGGGGTTTATGTGAAAATAACATTTGTTTGAGATTTTATACGACGATAAATATATTTACGCAATGAATGAATATATTTATTTAATTCTTATTTACATTTGGTTCCTCTGCATGACCCATCCGACCCATCCGCCCCTTCTTTAAAAACATCCTTGATGAAAAAATACGTAAAGAAGGTCATAATAAACGGAAGCAATACTAATATCCAAGAAATTGACTTAAATCCCTTGGAACATAACCAGTTCAATACCCAGGTCCAAATGACAAGGAACACCGCCTCGGTAAGAAGCGTCCAAATGCCATAATTCTTTAAAAAACCCATGATTATTCCAATAGCACCTAATATCAAATATAGCTGTGCGGGTGTGCAATATTTGCTGAAATCAAAGTTTCCCATTATATACTATCATTATATAAAAAGTATTTAACGGAAATTAGAAATTTCTAAGGAAAAATATTACACCAGGTGAAAAGAAAATATGTTGTCTCATTTTTAACAAGCCATTTTACAAGTATCTGGGTCGAGATCCCCACCACAACGTGCCTTACAAGCAGCTTTGATTTGTGCTGGTGTTGGTGCTGGTGCTGGTGCTGGTGCTGGTGCTGGTGCTGGTGCTGGTGCTGGTGCTGGTGCTGGTGCTGGTGCTGGTGCTGGTGCTGCTCCTGGTTGTCGTGGTGGTCTTCCACGCCCACCAGATCCAGGCTTAATTTTAGATATAGCTGCATTTATTTTATCTCTCACTGAAGAACTAGGCTGTGTACCACTAGCAGTAAGTCCTTCTTTGACCGCAACATCCTTAATTAAAAAATACGTAAACAAGAAAAAAACAAACGGAAGCAAGACTATTATCCACGAAATTGCCTTAAATCCCTTGGAACATAACCAATTTAATACCCACGCCCAAACAACGAGGAACAATCCCTTGGTAAGAAGCATTTCAATACTATAGTTTGCAAAAAAACCGGTGATTATGCAAATTACACCTATTACTAAATATAGCTGTGCGGGGGTGCAATATTTACTAAATTCAAAATTCTTCATTTTCATTATATACTATAATTATATAAAAATCGTTTCATAGAATTATAAATTTTACACATAACTAAGAGGATATTTATTTTGTGTCTATTACACCTCCGACCATTCCTTCTTTACGCACAACATCCTTAACGAACAAAAACATAAACAAGACCAAAATAAATGGGAACAATACTAATATCCAGGAAATAGCCTGAAATCCCTTGGAACACAACCAGTTCAATACCCAAGCCCAAATAACCAAAAACAACGCCTGTGTAAGAAGGGTTTCGACGCTAAACTTTTTAAATAACGCACTTATGATGCCAATTACACCCAAAATTAGATATAATTGTGCTGGAGTGCAATATTTACCAAAATCAAAGTTTCCCATTATATACTATAATTATACAAAAAAGTATTTCAATCGCTAAATCTACAATAAAAAAGAAGGCTTTCTTCCTTTTTTATTGTTTATAACTTACAACTCAAAATAATCTATCTAACTACTATTTATTTTTATAATTTTTGTTCTTATGTTTTTGTTGTCTAAACCTTCTTACGCACAACCTTCTTCTTGATCTGCTCGGGCTCGGGCGCCGGTACTGGCACTGGCACTGGAACAGGCTTGGGTGCAGGCTTGGGCGCATCTTCCTCTTCTTCCACCTCTTCCTCTTCCTCCTCCTCTCCACCCTCTTGATCGGAATCTTCGACGATTGCGCCAGATTCAACTGCATCAGATGCGGTAGCATCCATTTGCGGAGCGGCTGCCTTCAAGCGCTCCTTTTCAGCGGGCTTTAGCTTGATAAAGCATGTTCCGGTCAAGGAAGCTCTAGGCTTTTGAACGACTGCCTGAATCAACTTCCAGGTAATGCCAAACTTGCCGTTTGCGAACCACAAACCACCACATTGCATGACAAGCGCAATGTTAATACCCTTTTGTAGGAAATCTACAGGTGTAACAACTGGATTGCTTGGGTTGGGAAACAATGTGTTTCCATCCTCGTCATAAATCTCGCATCTCCAATTACCCTCCCAAACAGGCAACTTGACACGAAGAGTGGGCGCCTTTGACAAATCTGACTCGCCAGTTGTCTTATCCTTGCTATACTTAAGCATCGGAGTCCACAATGCATCAATCACCTCAGGGGATGAATGCACCTTACCAAACCACTCCTTTGAATAAGTAAGAGCATCACTCTTAATCTTCTTCTCCAACGCTCGCATGTTTGCAAGGAATGCGTTGGCCTCTTCACTGGGATACTCTGCAGAAGGAAACTGCATTGCCATCTCAAACTTACCATTACCCAAACCCGACTTTTCATCCTTAAAATCAGACGCGCCCCATGTTAGCATAAGAGGTGTGGATAATCTAAGCCCAGTGTTGGTAAGCTTGTTAAGAATATTCACGCTCTTGCCATTGGACGCGTTTGCCTTTGGTGCGGTGAACTTGATGTTTGCCGCGTTGAATTGAGTGCCGTCGATGATTGTCTCTGCCATTGTATCTGTATGTGATATATACTCGTGTCGTATCTTTAAATCAATTTTTTTTTATATTAGTGTCCGCCAAAAAAAAATGAAATGACTTGTCATGCAAAAAAATCCAAAAAATATGATTTTACATGTAAATGTAGATAAAAACAATTTTTCTATATAATATTATATGAGTAAATATATGGAAGAATATATGCAATGCATTTATAAAAAATGCGAACAACACATACCTGCTTTATGTAAAACTAGAAAACTCCGTAAAATAAACACACAAGATATCGTTATACCAACTATCCATAATTTTGAGATTTTAACACAACATCAATATAATCACGCGCAACTTAAATCATTTGTAAAGCATTACCGGCTTAAGCAATCAGGAAACAAAAATGAATTGTTTGAGCGCATATATTGTTTTCTATATTTGTCTAAAATTGTTATCAAGATTCAAAAGGTATATCGTGGCGTCTTTGAACGCAAATATATTAAATGCCACGGCCCTGCGTTAAAAAATCGGTCATTATGCACGAATGATACGGATTTTTTTACCATGGACGAAATCGCTTCATTATCCAACGACAAGTTTTTCAGCTACAAGGACGTAGATGGATTTATTTATGGATTTGATATAGTATCGTTTCACCAGTTAATAAAAAAGGCGGACAGATATAACGCAGCACAAAATCCGTACAATAGAAGTGTTATTCCTGGCTACGCTATAGATGACCTAAAGACTTTGATTAAATTAAGCAAAGTATTGAAGAGGCCTGTCTCTCTTGAAATCGTGGATGTAGAGAATGTTATGACGGAGGAAAAAACATTGGAGCATCGTATAGTGGACTTATTCCACAACATTGATGCACTGGGTCATTATAGCTCTCATGCTTGGTTTACAAATTTAAACAGACACATGTTGCTCCGACTCATGAGAGAACTTTTAGAGATATGGAATTACAGGGCACAAATTACACCAGAAACAAAATACGCTATTTGCCCGCCACATGGCGACCCCTTTAGGGGATTCAACATACATGTATTATATTTAGAGCCAGAACTCGACGATGTTAGAAAATACGTTTTAAGTGTGTTGGAGAAATTTATAAATAGTGGAATTGACCAAGATAGTAAAGCTTTAGGAGCATATTATGTGTTGGGGGCGTTAACTTTAGTAAATGAGGACGCTGCGTTATCTTTAGGATGGCTGCACGATTCTTTTTCGTATTTTTGAAAATACTTTAGCATGATATTATGGTATTAAAAATTAAAATTGATTACAATATATAATATAATGCGTTAAACCACTTAAAAAGTTCCTGTAGTAATATACTATAAGATGGCGAAGACGACTAAGACGACGACTAAGACTGAGACCCCTGCCCCTGCTGCTGCCCCCGCACCCGTTGCTGCTTCCGCGGCCCCTGCCGCAAAGGCCAAGAAGGCCGTTGTGAAGACTGAGGCTGCTGCCCCTGCTCCTACCCCTGCCCCCGCACCTGTTGTTGCTGCTGCCGCTGATGCAGTTGCCGAGGTTGACTCCTCCCTCGTGGAGCAGTCCGGTGAGTTCCTTGTCAAGCTCCAGCAGCTTGGCGCTCTCATCAATGCCCTCAAGACTGAGTACCGCACTCTCGAGAAGAAGTGGACTCGTGATCTTAAGGTCGCCCAGAAGCAGAGCTCTAAGCGCAAGCGCAAGGCGGGTGCTCGTGCCCCCAGCGGATTTGTTAAGCCCACTCGCATCAGCGACGAGCTTGCCTCCTTCCTTGCCAAGCCCTCTGGAACTGAGATGGCTCGCACTGAGGTCACTCGCGATATCAACAAGTACATTCGCGAGCACAACCTTCAGGACAAGGCCAACGGACGCCAGATTAACCCTGACTCCAAGCTTGCCAGTCTTCTCAAGGTCGCCAAGACTGATGTGTTGACCTACTTCAACCTCCAGAGATACATGAGCCCTCACTTCGCCAAGGCGGGTGATGCTGTTGCCTCTGCATAAATACAACCAAAACAAAGAAACAACAAAAAGTAAATAATAAAACGAAACCATAAAAATGTATACTTTTGATATACATTTTTCAAATACTTATACCAGGGCAGACAAGTGTGTAAATTAGGCGCTTTTTTTATATCCATAAAATATACAATGAAACGGGTGCTTATTACGGGTGGATTTGGATTAGTGGGAAGTGCGGTGCAATCTGTCTCTCTTGAATACGATTCTCAATATGAGTTTGTATTTGTAAAATCACGAGACTACGACCTTTCAAGCATGGAACAAACCAAGTCTATGTTTGAAAAATACAAGCCTGAATTCGTAATCCATTTAGCTGCATGTGTAGGCGGATTGTTCAAGAATATGAATCATAAGGTTGACATGTTAGAGAGAAACTTGATGATGAATTTTAATGTTGTCAAGTGTTGTCACGAATACGGCGTTGAAAAACTTGTCGCCTGTCTCTCTACTTGTATTTTTCCAGACAAGACTAGCTATCCTATAAATGAGGATATGTTGCACGATGGGGCTCCACACACATCTAATGATGCCTATGCTTATGCAAAACGAATGTTAGAGATTCATTGTCAAGCATATAGAGAGAACTATGGATCTAATTTTGTTTGTGTTATTCCGACAAATATTTACGGGCCTCATGATAACTATAGTTTAGAAGACGGGCACGTTATCCCTTCTCTCATTCACAAGTGCCATAATGCCAAGCTGACAAATGATAAATTCGTTGTGCGAGGAACAGGCGCCCCTTTGCGCCAATTTATATATTCCACCGATTTAGCAAGACTTCTTATGTGGACCTTGGAGAAGGTAAATAGAGAGAACATTATTCTCTCTGTATCTGAAATAGAAGAGGTCCCTATTGAATATGTTGCGCGATTAATTGCACGAGCATTCAACTATGAACAGCATATGGTATTCGATCATTCTTTTGCAGACGGCCAATTCAAGAAAACCGCCGATAATTGCAAATTAATGAACCAATTGGGTGGTGCGTTTCATTTCACAACTATTGAAAAGGGCATCAAATCATCTGTTGATTGGTTTGTTGATAATTACGAATATGCAAGAAAATAAACATTTTAATTATTTTTCTAGATAATATATAACATGGCAAAACGAAATTATAGAAATATGACAAATTCTAGTGATATTAGTGATATAACAAATACTAGTTATGGTGATAATACTACCAAAGAAGATAATACACCAGACGCATCAGATGATGATGATGATGGTTATGAAACAGATGCTACTATTCTGAACGAAGACTATGATAGTGAAACAGAGAGAGAATTCAACGAAAAAGAAGCTAGAAAAAAACGAAAAGTGAGACCACTACCATCAACGCCACCGCCCACTATTTATGGTCCTGAACCTTCCACAGAAATTCGGAATACATTCACAGGCAGTCCATTATATACACGATTTGAAGGTATCCCCGTGCCATATACAAGAAATGATTCTAAACAGGGAAAAATACCATTCAAAAGATCTGGTATGCAACCTAAATTGGATGAATTACCAGAAAGCATCCAACGCAACTTATATGAGTTATTGGATGGTGGTGCGTCCAAGTCAAGAAGAAGAAGACGACGACGACGCACAAAAAAATCATCGCGCAAAAGAAAGACCAACAAGCGCAGAAAAACTCGGACTCGGTCCAAGAAATAAATTGATAAGTAAATCATGCACAATACTTATCAATACAGAGAGAACTAATAACCCGTTATAATTTTTGAACATAACCAATTCTTTCATATCCATGGATATTATATATTTAGCACACTCCACTATTAAAAATTTATTTAAATGGTTAATCTCCAATTTATTGTATTATTATGTTTTTATTTTAAAATAAATATCCATTTATTTTAAAAATGTCTTATAATGTTATCACAGACCCTAGCGGTGCATTACTACAAGACATAAGTGGCATAATTTATACAAATTATAATGTTGACTATATTCCAAAATATTTTTTCACATATCAATTAAGAAATAGTGTTGGTAAAGTTGTTGCGGATAATATGTATCCATTCAAATCTCCTACTTCATATAATACAAATCTTCCATATTT